AATCGCGTTTTCTCCGTTCGTGCCATCACCTCGTGAGCGATTACACCGCATATGGGAGGCCCGTATATTGGTCAGATCCAGCTCCCGGGTGGGGTCTTTTGCGACAGGTACCAGGTGATCTGGTTCATAGGACTCTGGTGCGGATGATGGTGGGATATGGTAGTCTATGGGTTGCCCGCATATATGGCACACCGCCCGGTTTCGCCTGTCACGATCCCAGGCCATCTTGCGGACAATCGGCCAATGCCCTGAACGCTTACTCATCTGTTTCTTTGCGCTTCCCTTCCGCTTTGCCACGCGCAAACCCGCTTTGGAGGAGTGCGAACCAAAGCCCACTCAATACGATCCGACATTGACGTGGTCAAAGGACAGAAGCAACGAACGAACAAAAAGAATCGGACACTGCCGACCTACAGTGTCCGACCAAAGGAGAGGAAACGAACCACCATGAAGAACTGTCTGTCCTGATTCCACCGACTACACTATATCATAACTATGTACTCTCATCACTCTCATCTTTTCCAGTACTGATGATATTTTGTTCCGCTCGCTGAAGGATGCGGAATATATGCGGTTCAGAGTAATTGAGAGAATACGCGATCTCCCTCACCCGCATCCCGTCCATATACCTCAGACGCATCACACTCTTCTGAAGCGGTTCGTCGATCTGTTCGATCATCGGCCCCAGTTCGGCCCGCATCTCTGACAGTTCTGTTTCGATCCGGTCGAGGGCTTCCCTTGCCAGCTGAAGCAGGATCGCTCCGTCAGCAGTCTGGTCTCCCGTTCCGGATCCGCGAGGCATTCCGGTCAAGACGGTCGTGGTCTTGGTCGCTCGTGCCATCGCCTTGTCTACCCGGAACCGTGCAGCCGGAAGTCGATTGATCAGGAATCGCATTCGTCGTAAGTCAAGCATTGCTTTATTTCCTCCACAGTCTCCATCACCCGGATCTTGTTGTTATCGTGGAAAAGAATCGTGTGATCATAGTACGCATCGGCCCGGCTCATATTGACACAGATCTTTCCTCGCTCAACATACTCACGTTCTCCGGATGTCCAATCCTCTGACGCACCGTGCAGCTCAATCCACATTCTGCATCACCTCCATTTGATCATATAGCCGGTCAGGATGCCGACCAGGAATGCCAGAATCAGAATCAGGATTGCGTCTATCATGGCTTTTTACCTTTCTTCCGCTCGTCTTCGATCACGGCCCGGATGATCCCGATCAGCACAATCACCGCCAGCACGATACCGCAACCGAACACGACCCCAAAGAAGATAAAGAACATATTAGCGAACCATTCAGGAATCATCAAAAATCAATCCTCCTTTCTTTCTCCGTCAGCACAGAAAAAATCTTCTTTCCTCATCCCGGTGTAATTGTGTTTCCTGCATACCATTGCCTTGAAAGCCTCATCATCAAGCCACGGGAGCCGCTCTATGTATTTGCAGTCTTTGCACCTGATAATCTCTGGTTGCTCTTTAATCAGTTGCAGAGCATCCTTACACAAATCATCCTGACAAGTTGGACTGCCTTTGCAATACGGACATCCAAAACAGGTTTGCAGTTCAGAACAATACTCAAGTCCTTTGATAGTCTTCTCTCTGTCAGACATCGTTATCCCGCCTTTCCCCGTCAGCACAGAACCAATCGTCAGAATGATACCCATATTCGCATTCATGATGTTGGTTTCGTTTCTTGCAATCCCGGCACCGGATTAGCTCCCGTACAACCTGACCGACCGCAGGCATCGATACGATATATTCTTTCATTCGCTTCGCCTCCTGTCCTCATAAATTGCCCTCATATGCTCTTTCAAAAGATCGCACGTTTCGCAGTCTTCATACAGATCGTCCGTTCTGTTGCATTTATAAAGCGGGCAATCAGCTATTAATTGACCATGGAACCAACATTTCTCGTTATCGCAATCCACGCACGGGATTTTCCGTTTGCATTCTGCGATCTGAACGTTCATTCCCACTTCACCGGCCTTCCTTGAGTATAGAATCAAACAATTCGTCATGATTGTCTTCTGGCTTTTTTGAAAACTCATCTACAAGTTCCTTATATTCCTTTACAGATAAGGTTCTTTCAGCAATCCAAAGAATCATCTTTGATTGTTCAGATAGTACTTTTGCAATGCTTTCCCATGTCTTTTCATATGGGTCTGTCATCCCAGCTTCACCGGCCTTCCGCACTCGTGGCAATATTTATCATTCGGATTGATAGCCGTCTGACAGTTCCCACATACGTTCCACCACGTAACGCCGGAACTGCTGGTTTGTATTCTGGGTTCCACTGGTTCCTGTTCTTTCAGCAATTCCAACGCCGCTTTAGCGATATTCCTAACTTCGCTGTCACTGTGATACCGCTGCCAGTCTTCATCTGTCAGCCCTTCCAACCAGCTCATGACTTCTTTTCTGTCATACATTCCATGTCACCGCCCGTCTTGCTTCGGCAATTCTGGCATATACATCCATGCCGTTATCTCTCTAATATCTCGTCCACTATCAAGAATGATTCCATCAGCAACGCCGTCCACATACTCATCAATCCAGATATCTTTCCCGTCTGTCATGAGATACTGCCCATCGTCACCCGGTAAGCCGTGAATAATACCGTCATCGTCTTCTGTGAGCATATGCCATTCCTGCTTTTTCAGCAGTTCCATTGCACCGTTCCGTAATTTCTCCATGCACTCGCTGAGGTTATCATTACAATAAGGGCAATCCCAGCAGTTAGGTTCATCAGTTAAACAACATTCAACCACTTTCATGAGTTCCTCTTGATTGGTCATCTTCTGCTCCTTTCCAAATCAATAATAATTCCCCGTCCACCCCAAACCCGTTATTATTGATTAAAAACGTTCTGTTGTTACGACAATTGATTCAGCGGGCAATTCTCGCATTTCTTGAGCAGCTCGTCCTCGTCCTCGATCTCAAACGGGAACCTGCAATACTCGTTGCATATTTCGCACACAACATCCTCGATGATGTCACTCACCGTAATCGACTTCTGTTCGTTCGCCTGTTCATTCATCGTCTTCTGTTCGCTCATCGCTTACTCCCTTCTTCTTTCGTCCGCGCTGTACCGGAACCGGATCATGATCCAGCGCACCGCGCTTCCTTAGTGTTTCGATCATTGCGTCCCTGTCGAGGTCTTCATAAAAGAAACTCTCCCGAAAGAATCCTTCCAGATCCTGAATGTGACCGCGAGCGGATTTTAATTCGCTGTCGTGATCCGCTCTGTGCTTCTTCAGTTTCCGCTCAGTCCGATAATATTCGACCAGCTCATTCCCGGCCTGCTTCGTGAGCGCTTCCAGCATGGCCGTTATGCCGTTCATGTCCAGATCATCCTTCGTCAGCCGCTTGTGCAGTTTCCGGCTCCATGGTGTCAGGATCGCCTTGTTCCAGGCGCTTATGGCCGCTTCCGGAGAATGACAGTCCGGTGTCCGGATAAAGCAAGCATTACAAATGCATATCCATCGCGGAACGAATTCTGGATCCAGCGGATCCTTCCGATCAATCGCAAGCACAACAATCGGCTTCCGGTGACACACGCACCCGCGCACGGTCTGGGGAGCGTAATAGTAACCGCCTTGCTCATGCTGGATGTCGAATCCCTTCCGCTCCGGAAACCATTTCTGCCGGATCGCTTCGTCCTTAGCGGCCATCTTAGATTTCCGTTCAAGATAATCCTGCGGAGGCATCTCACCCTTGCGGAAATATCGTTTTGAACTCACTTATCGATCCTCCCATTCTGCCAGCCCATACGGGCAGCCATAAAACCCATCATACGATTCGAGCGGGGTCAGGGCCGTAAGCATCTTATACCTCTGACAGCTCCGGCATTCCTCGCCATCCTTGACACATTCTTTGCAGGCCACCCGCATCAGATCGATGCACTCAATCGCTTCATCCTTCGTCATGGTCATCCGGTACTCCGCCGGTGTCAGCTTCGGCACGATTCGGATCTCATTGTCCTTCATCTGGTTTCCGATCCGCTTGACCTGCTCGGTCGGGATCGTTTCGATCAGATCCCGGCAGATCCGATCCAGATGCCAGATCGCCAGCGCCAGGTCACGTTTCCCAAACGGGATCCATGCAATACGCCTCGCCAGATCGGTCTGAACGTATCTGAGCGATGACAGCGCATGGAGAAGCCATTGCATCGCCGCCAATTCGGACTTGGTCAGCCGTTCGCGCTGATCGTCGGTCAATTTATAACTGGTCGGTTTGTTCCTTATCCTCGCATATTCTCCCATGATTCATTCCGCACTCCTTTTCATTCCCGGATGCCGCCTCACGGGACGAGCTTAATCCGGATCATCAATCAACACGATTTAGCTATATTCGCCGGTTGTCAGATTCTTTGACGCAACCAGCACCCGATTCGCATCTGCTCCGCCGTGCCAATACTCATTATGGGCATTGATATACACCGCATCATCTTCTGCAACATATGTCATGTCGAGATACTTCCCGTCAGGGTTGTACATCTTGTAGATCTCTACGATCTTCTCGAATTCCTTGATGATCTTTTCCTCACATTCTGCGCGGTTCATGGTGTGCCTCCTTTCGCCACGATTTCCTGCAAACGCAGCTCAGCATCTCCGAGAGTTGGAAAGTGTTCTCGTTTTCCCTTCGGATACACGACTTCGGTTTTTCGATTCTTCACTTCGATCTCCACATTTGTTCCCCAGAGGCCGTATCTCTTCACAACAACCTCGGATCCGTCTTCCTCTTTATCGATTCTGTCTTGCAATCTCGTTAAATTATTCATGCTTTCCCTCCATTTTTCGTTCAAAGTTACTCAACAGGGACAACACAGGGACAACACAGGGACAACGTTTTTGTGGGTTGTCCCTCTCTGGAAACCTTACGCCACAACGGTTTCAGCCATCTGAGGGACAACGGGACAACGTTTTCGGTTCCTTTACCTATATTTTTTTATTTTTATATTCTCTTCAAAAAAATTCTAAAAAGTAAGCCAATAGGTTGTCCCGTTGTCCCTTTTGGGGCTGGAAGCCTTGAGATACAAGGCTTTGCGGACAGGGACAAGAGAAATTTTGTTGTCCCTTCTTGTCCCTCCGTTGTCCCTGTTTCACTCGAAACAGTAGAATTTATCCCCGTTCGATTTTCTGAGCTTCGCCCCTGATTCTTTCACACATCGCTCTGTAAATTGTTTCCGTACCATTGGAGACTGATAACCTTCTGCATCTGCCCAGTTCCTGAATTCCTGGTATACATCTGCTGTCTTCTTTCCGGCCAGGAACTTTTCCCACGGATAGTTCTCTGAAATCGTATCTGCCACAAAGCTGACAAACTGGTCGCTTTCTTCGATGATCCCATTTACAATCCGTTTCGATTCCTCCGATACAGTAAATGTCAGGTTCCGTGCAACGATTAGCATCATCGCCTCCACGGCCAGCTTCACCAGGGCTTCTTTGTTCTCTTCCGTGGTTAGCTTCTCAATCAGTCCCGTATCCTTTTCGGCATCGCTGTATACCCGATTGAAATCGATCACGAGCATTTTCTTTGCGGTAGCATCGTTATCGTCCCGGAATCGTGGGGTCTGGTTGAATACGAATACCATTCGCGATTCAATCCGGATTGAAAACCTGTTCTGGTATAGCAGCTTCACCTGCATCTCATCGCCCTGGATGATCCGCCGGAGGTTCGATAGATCGGTTACGAATTTACTCGATCCATCGTCTACGATGTTCACTGGCTTGTCGATCAGTTCAGCAATGGCATTTGAATCCTTCAGGTTCTGGATCGGAGTGCTGCCCACGTTTTCGTCTCCCATAATGGTTCGGAGCATCCGGAGGAAAGTAGATTTTCCCGTGTCTGCTTTCCCTTCGATGGCCCACCATTTCTTTATCGGTCGATCAGCGTATAAACAGCATCCTACCAGCTCATAAAGCATTTGTTTTTTCGTATCATCGCCCTGGCACCAATCAGAGATAACACTGTCAACATATTCCGTGTCAGCATCTGGATTCCAATTTACATCGAAGTAGCGGAATATCGGAATGTCGTTCGTTCCGTAGGGAATAAATTCTCCGGATCTCCAGTCCATTATTCCGTTCTTGAATCCGACAGCATGAACATCTGATTTGATGGATTCATCCATTTGAAACGACCTGATCATGGTTTGTGCCGCTTTTTGTTTTTCCGGCTCCATTCCACGCTTCGCAATCAGTTCATAATTGATGAAAACATCATTCAATAGCCGGTAATACTTCCCGTCAACCTTCCGGTACAGGGCTTTTCCAAACTGCTTTACACTTGCAGCAGCCATCAGATCCCGAACCTGATCCTGATAATCACCGCCCTTTTTCGCTTTCTTTTCATTCTGTTTTGCAAACCCGGTTTTTTCCTCGAATGTTCCCTGGGCGAGAAACTTCTTCATATCCTCTTCCGGGAGCGGTTCGTCAAAAATGTACTGGTTGATGATCTCAAACATCTGGTCATATTCCCGTTTGCTGATGTTGGCCAGCACATTGAACGGGGTTTTGTTTCCAGATGCTTTTGATCGTTTGAGGTTGGACGTGTTCCATTTAAACAGGGTTTCGTCACGGCTCCCTTGGGAGAGCCCAACAATACTGATGTATTCCGGGTCTTTTTCATCAATCTTCTTTCCGCTTTTCGGGTATAGCCATCGCGGAATATTATTGATGGTCTCCGGATCTGCCAGCACTTCGCGTTCTTTGCCGTTCAGCTTCAGAATTTCATATGAACAATTCACACCGTACTTATAATCGGCAATCAATCCGATGGCGGTCTGGACATGGTTCAGGTTCATCAGCTGATCGTTACAAAAGAAGGTGAAATGCATTCCTCTCCGGGTTCTGGTGATCCGACAGTTTATTCCGTACCTGTCCACGATCCGCTTCAGGCGTTCGGCGTGTCCGCTGTCATCGATATCCACCATAACAGTGTTATCTCCCATCACTCCGGCATACGAATCATATTGTTGTGCTTCTTCCAGTGTCAGCAATGGTTCCCCGTCTTTGTATGGCTGGGCAGCGTTCTTTCCATTACAGCGGATGAATCCTCTATATAGTCCCTCATTCACTCGCTACCCACCTCGCCATACCGAAGTCTGTTGCCCGACTTTTCGCAAGTTCGACATAATATGATTTATCCAGTGAATCAATCCCGAACGGATGACCCGTGATATCCACCAGATTCTTCTCATGAAGATCTCCGAAAACAATCGTGGCGTTTTCCGGTGTGTTGGCGTACTTCTCGTGAGTAGCTTCCCGGCTTTTTGCCTTGGAAATGATTTCTCCTCCGTTCTTCACTGCAAACACCCGGAAACATTTGTGATCCCGAACCTCATTGTGACCAAAGTAAACGTGGCTGTATTTGCTGGAGAGCTTCACGACCTTCTGATATTTCGGCAGGTCTTCCGGTTTACTATGGCTTTCGATATAGTTATCAATCGCGTCCCAGCTCATTTTCCGCAGACCTTCCCGCAGTGCCTCGTTGACGATGCTCATATCATTGTCCAGATCGCTGTTGAATTTTACATATGCTCCCTTTGCTTCTTCCTTCCCATCATCGAACTGGATCATGTAATTGTTGACATCCTTCTGCCAGATCTCGGAAACATCCTCGAAGGAAAGGCCCATTTTTGTGATGGCTTCCCACTCGTGGCAGATTCTTTCTACCTCATTTCGATCCCGGCCAGTGCAGTCAACAATGATTCCATCCGTGTTGCTCTGGATAAGCTCACAGGTTCCTTCCAACATTTCCAACAACATGAGCAACATCAGCTGGCCATTGATGCACACATCATGGTTTCGCTGTGGGTCATAAGCATCGGAAAATACCTGGTTTGTGATTCCAAATGTGCTGTTCAGGATGATCTTGTACGGGGCCTGTTCCTTCTTCTTTCCGGCTTTCTTCAGCTCCACTCGTTTGTCATAGATCTGTTTGAACAGTTCCGGCTCCTGGCTTTGTCTGGTCAACAGATTGTGTTGAATCATGATGGAAGGATAATAGGAAGTGACATCGATATGAAGCAGATCGCCTTTTTTGTGATACCGTTTGACGGCCCCATGGATCCCTCCCAGGGCGAATGTGTGCGGAACGCCGGATATATCGATTTCCTTTTTCTGACCTTCCATATAGTTTTCACGGCTGGAATAGAAGTCCAGAACTTCGGTGTACTTCGTAATGTTGACGCATGGGAGGATCTTGTTATCCCATTCCTGATGTGCCAATGACAGATGCTTTGTGCATTTCAGCACCTTTGCGGTCAGCTGGGCTTTCGTCAGACGGAAGTCCTGCATCTGCAAATGGAATGTTTCGATAAGATTCTTCTGCGCTTCAAAGTCATATATCCGGCGTTTTAGCACTTCTACGGTTGCCAGGACATCGTGCGTACAGTATCGAACGGTTTCCTCTTTCATCTCTTCCGTGAATTCCTTGTCCGTATTGAATGGAATGGAAGATTCTTCGATACTGTACCCCATGAACGCTTCCAGCTGCTTCAGGGAGTAGAACCGGTCACCCGTATCATAGGAAACGAATCCCTGTGGTGGCCCTCCGCCTCGTTTGGTTTTCCCATCCTCAACCAGATCCTGGGAGGCAAGATATAGCTCCGAATTACTGCATCCGTTGTATACTGCCCCCAGAATGAATTTATCGTAATGGTTTGAGTTATAACCGATCCAGATGAAATCGCGGTGTGCATCATAGTATTCCACAAATTCTTTCTGGTCGGTTATAGCTCTTATACCATCGGCGGAGAGGATGACCACGCACCAGAATTTTTTGAATACCTCAAAGTCGTAAATAAGAATTTTACCGAACTTCTCAAATAATTCTTCAGTGGTCATCGCTCATACCTCACAGCGGAAGGATTTCCCCGTAATAGCTGGAAAACGCTTTCTTCACCTGCACCTGAATGTCGGCTCCGATCAGGGAATCCTTTTCGGAAATGTCCTTCCCGAAAATTTCCTTGAACCGCTTCAGCGCACGAGCTTCCCGTTCCGGATCCCGCACCCATTTCTTCAGATCCTTGATGAATTCCGCGCAGGTATATTTGCTCTCGTACAGCTCGCCGTTATACTTATACTCAACATGAATTCCGATATTATCGGTATAAATGTTCTCGATTTTGGTTTTGATAATGCCCTTTACAGGGTTGTCAAACTTCTTTGCCCGTTGGGTTTCCTCAGATTCCCACAGGGAACAGAAATTCTCATATACATACACATCGCGAACAGCTCCAACGTGTTCCGGCACTTCGTCCATGGAACAGCCAAAGTACTTCTGCGCCCATTCTTCGCATTTCGCTTCCTTTTCAGGGTCATCCACATATTGCCCCTTTTCCCGGTCATAACTCTGCCGGTTGAATTTCACAGTACGCAGCACATCGTTCTCAGCATCATAAAACTTCATTTCCAGTCTGGTTCCGTTCACAATTTCCGCTTTGATCATCTGACAATTCTTGATGCATTCCATATTACTTTTCCTCCAATACTTTATAATTGATGTCTTTCAGCAGTTGTTTGGCCAGGATAACGTCCGCTTTGCCGGTTATCTTAATCAGCATATACGGTTCGGTTGCCTGGGCTTTTATGACTTCGTGTCGTTGGTTCACTTTATTCATTGCTTCGGTAACGTTTAAACAATCGATGTATTCCGCAATATATTCATCCTTCAGCGGTAGCTTTTGCAAAAGCTGGATGTCCTCGGTCGTGGTATACATGAACCGGATCATCTCTTTTTCGATCTCGCTTATGGTGACAGTTTTATTCAGATGCTTGTCTGCCAAGAAACGGTCGAAATCGATATACATACAGCTTTCGTAGGATCCGGCACGAGCTTCCCACAGCTGGCGAATTGCTTCCCGTTTTTCCTCCCTTCTCTGATCGTCTATCGCCTTGAGCTTGTCTCGCGCCACGTTCTCACCATCAGTTATGATGCTGATAATCTCTTTAACCTGTGCTTCGAACGAGTTGTATGGTTCCAGTACGCTTTTCTTTATTCTGATCTTTTCCTGATTCAGCTGGTCGGATATCTTTCTGGCAGCTGCCACCGTGCGCTTGCATTCTTGTTCGCTTTCCGGGCTTACATCCAGAGCCTTGAGGAAATCCCTGGCCTCCTCCGCTTTTTGTTTGTAAAGCTGGTAGTTGCTGAAAACAATCAGCCCATTCTCTATCCGCACATCTTCAATAGAATCTTTTTGATTTGTGGAGTTCAATATATTCACCGCCTTCTGCTCTGTACTTTACATAAAATCTTAGTGAGTCATCTTTTGATAAATGTCTCCAGGAACTGTCCACATATGCGTTATATTGCCCGTGCCATGAATCACCCAGCATCCGCAGTTTCGTTTCATCATAGTTTGATTCCAGGAATGTATAGTCATACTGGAATCCGTTTTCTTCCGTGAATCTGCTCAGATCGTCCGTGTTCCTCAGATCTGTTGAGTACACGATCTCCATATCATCGAATTTCAGCACATAGGCAAAACACAGCGTATCGTGTGGAACGGGTACAGCCCACATTCTGCATTTTGCCTTTGGCAGATGTATCGGAAGGTAATCCGTATTGATGGCAGTTACCGCATCATTGATCCTTGCAACCTTATAAGTGGAAAAGATCTCAATGTTCGGAAACCATTCCACAATCTGCTTTAGCGTCGCTTCGTTCACGTGATCGTGGTGGTCGTGCGTTATCAGTAGATACTGGCACTTGTACAGTTCCGGCTTCATCCGCTTGAATGCAATCCCACAATCAATCATGATGTTCCTGATCCGGACAGCGTTTCCGACTGATCCGGAAGAAAGAATGGTATAGTCAAGATTTTCCGTTGCTTGCCACCTCCCTCCATTTGTAACGTTCGGCTTCCGTTCAGTTCTCTTCCGGTCTGTTCCGCGCTCTTCCTTGGCCGTGCCATGATTGGCCCAACTCTGCAGTGCCGTCACTCAGCTAATCAGATCTGCGCCACGCCTTGGCTGGTCTTCGCATCGCCGGCGCAACTCCTTTCAACGCAATGCCTTCGCAGTTCGGTGCGGATCCGCGCCCTGCCACTTCAGTTCACTTCCCATCTGAGCTTTTCCGCAACGGTTCGGTTCTGGGCTGTTCACAGCCGTTACAGGTCGATTCGAGGCTTCGCCTACGCCGCTCCGTGCGGAGCGATGCCGCCGCTTTGCTAACCCGTACCGTGCCAAAGCGAATCACTGCCTTGCCGTGCCTCCGCGATTCAATTCCATTCAGCTCCGAAGCCTTACCGCGCCGTTCCCTGCCAAAGCCGAACATCTCTTCTCTCCTCTTTGCCGGTGCGGGGCTGTTCAATGCCTATGCCTTACGGTGACACGCCTTGCTCTTCCTTTGCCCGTCCATGCAATCTCAGCCATTACAATACTTTGCCATTCTTAGCGATACTTAGCCTCGCCTTTGCTCTGCTTCTCGCGGCTTCACAGTGCCTTTGCTATTCCACTCTAAACTAAGCCTTTGCGAAACGATGCGTCTCTTTGCCTTGGCTGCGCTATTCTGGGCCGTACTGAGCCGTTGCCATTCTCAGCGCCTCTCCTCGCCTCGGATCAGGGCCATTGCCTGTCGGCGCGCATCTGATCTGTGCCACAGCTGTTTTACTCATTGCCTTTCCTTCGCTGCTCGTCTCTCTTCGCCACTTCACTGTGCCGTTGCGCTTATTCCTTAATCTCCTCCCAAGTAAACCGGCCTTTCCCGGATGACCGCCACTGTCCCAGTCCCGAAAGCTCTCCATAATCCAACCATTCGCGCACCAGGTCCAGCAGATCCCCGGTCAGTGTTTTGATGGTCACCAGCATCCATGCGCCTTTTGCATTACGCTCGCTGCAGGCAAGCGCAACTCTCGGCCCTTGCATGGTCTCAGCTCGCAACGGGCGCTCGCAGATGTCGGTTTCTTCCGCAAGGTGGAGCGGGATCACGTTCCCGGTTTTCTCCGGATCCTCTGTGCCGTACACAAAAATGTTCTGATCGATCCGGCCTTTGTAGTTTTTGAAAGCCTTGGATTTGCTGTCAGGGACATCGCGCAGGGCCTTGCAAGCGCTCTTGAAAAATCCCTTGATGTTGTACGCCAACAGGGCGGGCTTGCCGTTTGCATCGTGGGCGAAAACCGTCATACCGTTGGCGATTTCTTCATCCAAATCCGGAATATGATCAGCGTCTTTCTCGACCTGTGCTTTTCTCCGGGCAAGTTCGGTTTCGTCTTTCGCTTCTTCCAGATACTTCTTCACGACCCATTTCTTATAGGTTTCAGCATCAGCCGGGAGCGTCCCGAGGATGTCATCGATCAGAGTGATTTTTACTTTCATTTCATGCAGAATCATTGTGTTTTACTCCTTTTCTGTGGTACAATGACCACGTAGATTATTTTCGTTCCCTGCCGTGTAGCTGTTCGCACCAGCTCACGGCCTTTTTGATTTTCCTCCGGATCAGTTCCCGGATGCTCACCGGTTCCGGTTCCAACCAGAATCGCGCCTGTGGGCTCATCGCCCACGACGGCCCCGGCTCCGTCACCGCGCCGTCAACCGGAATCGCCCTGCTGACCATCGCCGGATCCTGGAACCGATACCCTCCGACCGGCGGCGGAACCGGAACCCGGCGATGTTTGCCGAAATAAATATCCGGATCAGATTGCCATGGAGCCATCAGATGTCCGTGATACATCCATTTCACCTCCTTTCACAGGTGCAGGATCCCGGACGCAAGCACCCACGAAGCCACCAGCACGACAGGGCCGAGGATTGTGCTGATTGCAACCCCGATCCTCCGCCGGTCTTCGATCTCACGTTCCGGCATCCGGCAATAGTAGACGGCCCCGTTCCATCCCCGGTGTTTTCTGTAAAACGGCTCCTTCATGGTTCTCCTGCTCCTTTCTTTGTTTTGTGACGGCTTCCAGCACTCCTGGATGATCCTGCTTGAATTGGATCACGGCTCTGTACAGGGAGCGCTCGAAGGTGAGGGATAATTCTTTCATGGTGGTTCCTCCCTCTCAGTTGCTGAATGTCATTCAGCGTTTTGAGCAAAAAAAATGTTGTCTCGCTGTTCCGGTGTCATCCGGAGCAGGTTCGCAATCGCGCTGATCTCGCTCGCCGTGAATTCCGTCTCGTTATTGATCCGGCCCCGTAGAGTCGCATAAGACTTGATTCCGGTCGCGTTCAAGATCGCATCCAGCTTGATTCCTGACTTGTCAATGGCTTCCTTCAGCTTCTCGGTGTCAGTCATTTGTTCGCCCCCTCTCTTTTTTTATCGCTGAATTAAATTCAACACCGTCAGTATATACTATTGCTGAAAAAATGTCAACGGTTTTTTAAAAAATTGTTGAAAAATTTTCACTTCTATAATATAATGCAAATAGGAGGTGGAAAACATGAAGACAATGTATGATAGAATTCGCGATTTGCGGATAGCTCGCGGGATGTCTCAGGACGATCTTGCGCAGGCGATGGGATACAAAGACCGCTCAATGATCACTAAAATCGAAAGCGGAGCCGTTGACATCTCGCAGTCAAAAATAGTCGGTTTTGCGAAGGTTCTTGGAACCAGTACCAGATATCTGATGGATGGAGAAGCAAAAGAAATCGATCAGGACAGGCTTGAGGTTCTCCATCAGAGGCCGGCGCTCGGTATGCTGTTTGACCGCACATCCAAGATGTCAGATGAAGATATTGATTTTATGCTACAGTTTGCCGACCGGATCATGAAGGAGCGTGAGAAATGAAGAATGGACGAAGACCTTGTTTTTCTTGAAAACCTGCCAACCTCCGTCCGAGGATTCTGCTTCCTCGGCGAGGATGGCGAACCGGTGATCGTACTCAATAGCCGATTGACCCGTGAACAGAACCGCAAAACATACGAGCATGAGAAAAAGCATATCGCAAACGATGATTTGCGGAACCCTGACTATCATGAATATGGCGCGTAATGCGTCAAAATAAAAAGGAGGATACCACTATGAAGAAACTGTTTGTTTTTGCCCTTGTTTTGGCCCTGCTGGCCGTTCCGCTTGCTCATGCGGAAGATTATTCATCAATGACCGATGAACAGCTCTGGGAGGCAAATAAAGCCATTCAGGCCGAACTGTGGGCGCGGAGCATCACAAAGGATGGAGTGACGGTTCCGACTGGCGTATATAACGTGGGCGAAGACATTCCTGCTGGAACCTATCGCATTGTCCTCGCGAAAGATAGCGTTATCAGCATGATCACCGCGAAATATTACAATGAAACCTATCAGATGGACGATTCCGATCTGTTCACCCTGACAACAAACCAGCCTGAGATTGGCAAGATCGATCTGAGCAAATACACCAGCATCGAGATCACCGGGCCTGTTGTGTTCATGGCTTATACCGGCCTGTTCAACTGATCGGAGATTCCACCATGAACGCCGTAATCTATGCCCGTTTCTCCTCCTCCGCACAGCGAGAAGCATCAATCGAACAGCAAATCAACGTCTGCACATCCTACGCGAAACAGAACGGTTATACCATCGTTCAAACGTACTCAGATCGCGCTCTAACGGGCCGAACAGACCGCCGTCCACAATTCCTCCAGATGATAAAAGACGCGCGAGAGGGCCGTTTTTGTGCCGTTCTGGTGTATGCGCTGGATCGGTTCTCGCGTGACAAATACGACTCAGCCCGATACAAGCACGAGCTCCGGGCCTGCGGTGTCCGAGTCGTGTCTGCGACCGAACCGATCACGGACAATCCTTCCGGGATCCTGGTCGAATCTGTGTTTGAGGGACTTGCGCAATACTATTCTGCAGAGCTGTCCCAGAAGATCCGGCGCGGATACGAAGACAATGCGAAAAAATGCCTTGCCTGCGGATCTGTGCCTTTCGGCTTCCGGCGCGGAAAGGATGGCCGGTATGAGATCCATCCAGAAGAAGCGGAGGTTGTTCGGGAGATCTTCCAACGTGTCTCCGCCGGCGAAACCTATGCGGATATATGCCGGGATCTGAACGGGCGCGGAATCAAAACCAAACACGGTGCATCCTGGAATCGTTCGTCGTTCAACACGATTCTTAGCAATCAGCGATACATCGGAACCTACTTATCAAAGTATCATGTGCAGGAAGACGCGATCCCTCAGATCGTAGAAAAGGAGCTGTTTTATCAGGTACAGACCTTGCCCCGCCACACAAAGGCAGGCCCCAGACGGACACCAAACGGTTATTACTCCCTGACCGGAAAGCTCTTTTGCGGTCTCTGCGGTGATGCAATGACCGGAACCAGCGGCACATCCAAATCCGGGAAGCTCTGTTACTATTATAGTTGTCACGGCCACCGTGCGCACAAATGCGATCAGCGGAGCTATCCCCGTGATCAGTTGGAGGAAACAATCTGCCGCGCGATCTGGGACGATGTGCTGTCAGATGATGCTATCCGCTGGATGGCGCATCAAACGATCCTTGACCAAGACAAAATCCGGGAGGATTCGGATCTGGATATCATCCGAACCGAGCTTGCACAGACCCGTTCCCAGAAATCCAACATCATGAACGCCATCAAAGCCGGGATCTTTACCGCCTCCACCAGGGACGAATTGCTGAAGCTCGAACAGGAAGAGGCTTTGCTTGAAGACCGTGTAAAGCAGGCAGAAACGGCCATCTCAGCTCTTCCATCCGAAGATGATATAATCTCATTCCTGGATCTGTTCCGCGAGGGCTACGCTTCCCAGGAGCTTACCAATGCAGCCTTGCTGGATGCGTTTGTGATCCGGGCGGAAGTCAGGCCCTCCGACATCCTGGTGTATTTCAGCATAAAAAAAGAAGACCGACAAAAAATTGTCGATCTTCCTTCCGGACCTGAGTGTTCGTTTAGTCCGGTCAAGTGGACAAGCCCGAACTCTAAACGAACACTATACCGTGTTGGTGAATGGTTCGTGCTGAGAATTGTAGCATAAATCCCAAAACAAAAACAAGGCCCCGGATCGCTCCGGAGCCTTTTACTATTATCAATTATTCTTCTTCGTTTTCGCCCTCATATATGGGCGGTTCCATTGGTTCCTTTCTGACCTCCGTGTGAGCTGCATCGATCAGGCCCTCGCCCAGGATGTACGCAACCACGCTGGCCGCGCTCATGATCAGAGCGGTCACCTGTGTGGCAGTCGCTTCAGCCCCGCCGAAGAAAATGATCAGACCGGAAATCAAACCGGCCACAGCAACCCAGAATTTCCGAGACGTCAGCTTAGAAACCCAATCAATACCATACATAAATCTTTCCTCCTTCTTTTCATTTGAGCGGAAGCGCCAGAACCTGATCCTTCAGCGATGTGATTGTTCCGTTCCCGCCGAGCGTATGATATGCGTTATATGCACGCTCGAATTCGCGCTTGTCATCCACTGAGCAGCTGCCAGCACTGATATGCTTCTCTCCCTCCGCTCTGAGCTGGTACATGAGCAGACACCGCATACCATCAGCGATGGCCTGATCTGTGGCCTTGTTGGCCTTGACGCGCTTGGCAAGTAATCCATAAGCCGCAGTCAACCCGGTAACGATCAGGCCAAAGAGAACCTCAAGCCAGTATTTCACGACAAAATCCCACATTGGAATCACCCTCTCCCAACAATATTGCCGATGATGTCAACGGCTGTTTCGATGGCCTTCAGCGCCTGATCGATCTGGATCCGGTCATCATCGGTCAGATCCGGCATACTTTCGCCGTCCTGGCCCTCGTACTCCAGGTAATTGCTCATCATGTAACCGGTCTTTCCGGCCCATTGGATCTTGCACCATGCGCCTTGATCCTCCAGGACATCCACCTGGCTCCCAACCGGAACCCGCTCGACCAGCTGAGCATCCCGATCAGGCCGTGTCCGGAAATTGACCGTCTTTCCTGCCGCGCCTGACGGAAGAACGACCGTTGCCGTCTGCATTTTGTGTGCCTCCTTTTTCTCGTAGGTTATATTTTTGAGATATGCCACATAATCCCATGATCGTATTGGATCACGGCAGAATCCGGATTTTTCGCCCTTGGCATTGAGAACGTACCGGACATCATCGTCCACAAGTCCGACATGATGGACATCGCCTGGAGGCTGACCAAACCACCTGTTCCCCCGTTCGCTTTCTGTCCACGGGCGGCATTTAAAAGCGACCATTCCGGGCCGGGCCTGACTGATCGGAAGCAGCTGACCAACGATGTGATTCCGGGCAATGCTGTTGCTTCCATGGGCGATATTGAGACCGTGCTGGCGGAATGCATTCACGAAAGCCCCAGAGCAGTCAACACAGCCCTCACGGGCAGAACCCCACTCATATGGCCAGTGTTCATCATACATCCGCTGGAACTCTTCAATAAGCTCTTGCGATGTCAGATTACTCACCTCCTCACGAATACCACGCCGATAATTGTGCAAAGAAAAAGCAGGAGAAAAGCCTGCTCGACAATGTCCATTTTGCTGTCCTCCCGCTGTTTTTTTGAAATGAGTTAAAGTGAACTTTAACGAACCAAACACCTTCGTTAATTCTGGCAGAAGTGTGCCATATATCGTGCTATGATATAACGTGCAATCTTTTCTGATGTCCTCTGCCAAGGATGTAATCCATCTGCGAAATCTGAAGCTCTTTGAGAACTGATACCGCATTGCATAGTGTCTACAAACTCAACTCCCATTCGTCTTGCCATCTTTGCGATGGTATCACCTTTGCCTTTAATGGTACTGTATAACGAAAGTATCGGTTCTGTTGTTTTGTATGCCCTTTGCACAGGCGAACATACAAAGAATTTAGCCTGTGGATATCTTAATATCAGAGTTTCAAGCGACCACCGCATTGCACCCTGCCAAGTAGTCCTGTCCACATTGGCAAGCGCAATTGGATTCATGGAGCTGTCAAAAAATGCTCCTTCTATGTCTTCGTCAGTAGGAAATGTAACATTGGTATCGTTCGTCCCTGCCAAAATAATTACACAATCTATATTGACAAGATTGTTATTTACCGCTCTCTGCACTTGGTTTCCGATAACATTATATGTGCCAGATGTTCCATCATAAATGATACCAGATGTAGGGTCGCACCACGTTGCGCCACCAACAGCATAATTGTATAGGTGTTCAGGTTTTACAGACGCTCTGAACCATTCACTCCAGTTATCTTGTGCAGTAATGCTGTCTCCAAACAGCAAAACATTCTTGCCAATATATCCGCGAATATTGTTAGGCATATTTGTGTTGTCAAGCTGTTCTAAATCATGCGGACGGAACGATGTGGACATTGTATTATGTTCCGCTTGCGCGTGGTATGTATCGAAATTGGTTGTCGCGACCATCATGCGGAGATAAGCAATATTTTTACCCGTTGGTATTGTGATGGTTTTCGGGAAGAATCCATTTGAAAGCCTCACCCAGTAACGGTTGTTATCGGTATCAATGAGGATAGGCGTTTTGTTTTCTGTATAATAGAAAACGTATTCGGCGTATGTGTTAGTCCACTCATAGACATTAAACGCATAGGTTTCCCCTTCTTCTACCGGAACATACTGACTGCGCTTACGGGTATTGATTGCTTGATCCAATCCAGTGTCCAAATCAATACCATTGATTTCCCAGTCAAATCCAAGATTTTTGGACGGAGAAAGCGTTACCTCAGCTGTCGGCAGGGTAACATTCGAATGCGATCCATCATTCCCATTTAACGATAGGGTAGACCCGCTCAACTCAAGTTCATACGGGAGAACCGCCAGTTTTTCGTCATTATTGTCTAAACGCACGGCAAGATTTAATTTTTCTGCTTGTGCATAAGTAAAGAATCCGTAATATGTAACGTGCCAATAAGGGGCGAAATCATAAGTATAAGAATCTGCCCCGACCTTACTAAAGATGTAGAAAACGTCCCCCGTCCATCCTTTGCTTTCCATAACAGCTGGGATGTCTATAAGCAGGTCTGTTACATCATCTTCAACTAACACAGTAATGTCGTGAATGTTTGTCGTTCCATCGCTTTGATATAGAGGAATCTTATAATAAGGATTCGCCGCGCTCGGAATGTTTTTTTCAATATGCACTTTGCAAATGGGATAGTCTGCAATACTGACCAATCTCTGGGCTACCGTCAATCCACTATTTTCAATACCTATGCTAACCGTTTTTGTTCCCGCAGTTTCATCGCGATTCATCACCAAGACATTTTCGGACGCAATGTACTTATAATAATATGTACCAAATGCTTGATTGACGCTCTTATAATCGTTGGAAAAATATCCCTGTTCGACAAGTACGCCAGTACCGTCTTTGCAGGATTTGTCCAAGGCGTTTAAAGCGCGGTTTAAATCACTAACGGTGTCGCTCAACTCATCGAACTCAGCCTGTGTGACTTCGCCAGGATCGCCCTTGTCACCCTTCGGCCCGACCTCGCCCTGGATTCCTTGCGGCCCCTGAATACCCTGCTCACCTTGAGGCCCCTGTTCCCCCTGAATTCCCTGAGGCCCACGCTCGCCCTGAATGCCCTGAGGCCCTTGCGGCCCGGTTTCTCCCGCCGGGATTCCGACCGTCAGCACAGGATGATCTCCGCTGTGATCGATGCTTGCCGTAGCCTGCGACCCGGCCTCAAGTGTTTCCGCTTCCGCCGTCATTGCATCATAACTGCCGACTGCTTCCTCAGCGGCTTCGGCGGCTTCCTCGGCCCGTTTGACCTGCGATCTGATGCTTTCAATCGCACTGTCACTCGCAAGCCCGATGTCAGTCGGAGACTCCTCGACCCATTCTGTAAAGTTCGCGGTTCCGATGTCCTCGCCGTTGGAGGTGATGCGGATTTCGACCAGACAGACACCAGCAACCGGCGTTTCCTGTTCTGCGGTTTCCCAGCAGATCAGATTATGCTCGTTCGCATCGACCGTGCAAACATGCTCGTAATAGTTGCGATCCGGCTTCAAAACGTACAAAGTGGCCTCGTACACCGAACAGTCAAGCGGAACACCATCCTGTTCGATGTACACCCCGAGCGGTCTGCCTACATCGTACTGCGACACTTTTAAGCGCCGGTCGGATTGCACCTCCGGCGCGATGTCTACTGTGATGATCTGTCTGGTCATGTGATACCTCCTATGCCTCGTAATACCATAACCGGACTGTAATGCTTGAAACAGTTCCGGCTTTTGAACCCATGAGATATATCGTTTTGCCGTCAGTTCCGCTCAACAATGACATTACGCCTATATCGCCGGTCCATCCCCTGATATAGTAGCTGACTACCCTGTCCGTTACCGAAATGCCGAACTCTGTCAGCGTCGCGAATCTGATGTATCCGCCGCCCGAACCGATTGTGAGGTTCTCTTTCGTCAGATCGACATAACGAAGTTTTTTCTGTTTTTCTTCGTATTTAATGATGCTCGTTGCCATATCGCTATGGCGCTGGAATGCTGTTGAAATCTCATTCCACTGAATATACGAAGTATACCCATAACGTGTGTCCTATGCGCGACTCAAGGCTTACAGGGCTACCATTCTGAATGAACCAAATATTATGATTGTCCGATCCGGTAAGAATCCCAGCCTCGCCTGTGCTCATGTCTGTCCACATTCCGAATTCACCGTACACAGAAGAGCCGAACGGCTTCGCACCGCTCATGTCGATATACGAATTGTAGCCAGTTACAGTATGGCTCGCCAACTTAAACGAACTTCTTACGTGCACCATGCACCCGCTTTTTGTGGCGTAGCTGTCGGACACATTCGTTATCGTGTCACGCCCAAGCACAGGCGTATACGGAACTTTCGATTTCAACGCATTGATAACGCTCGTTGCCATTTTCAGTGCCCCCTTTCGGAGGCACCGGAGGAAACAGCGTCATTTAATCCAACGCCGTTCCTCCTTCCCTGATGTAATACCCCCCCAAAGATTTTTGGGGAAGCCTTATAAATCAACGGGTTCATCGGTTTCATGCGTTCTGCACCTCCGGAGCCGTCCAGGTCTCGCCCATCAGGACGATGCCTTTGACATTGGAGATCATGACCGACACGAAATCAGTATCCGCCTGCTGGCCATAAGCATACGCGCCCAGATAAGCGTGATAGCTCTGCTTTGCGGCCTCGAACGTGTCCTTGATCACGATGCCCTTATCAAAAGTGCCATTTGTGCGTTTGATCTGATGCAAAAAGAATTTTTCTTCCATTTTGATCTGCTCCTTTCATTATTACCTTGATTTCATCAGATACAGCTTGAGCGTTGTGCTTCCGCTGATTGTTCCCGATACCGTCAGGCTCCCCGCCGATGTTGTTACCGTCCAATCTCCTGTCTGAGCTGATGGCGTTCCAAGCTCCGAATTGAGAGCAACCATGTCATCCTCAATGCTGGCATCCGTGACCGTTTTCGGAAGAGTGGAAACCGTTCCGCAATCGATAACCAGCGCTTCCAATTTGTCCGTTTTCGTTCCCAGGGTCTCCACATCGGTCTGAAGTGTACCGACATTGGTTTCCAGCGTGCTTACCCTTGTCGGAATCAGCTCATACGTGGAAACAATCTGCTCCGCTTCCGCCTCTGCACTTTCAGCCGCCGCCGCCGCGCTTGCCGCATCCGTGGCCAACTGCTGGAAAATGGGTATATCCGATTCGCTCGGAGTATATCCATCCATTGCGGACTGCTCAACGAATTCCACGAATCGGGCCGTTCCGACATTGACCCCGCTCTTCGTGATCCTGATCTGCGCCTGAAGCTCCCCGGCCAGAGGCGTTTCCTGCTCGCCCGTGTCCCACGTGATCAGACTGCCGTTGATCGTGCATCGTGTGGTGTAATAGTTTCCGTCCGGCTTTGCGACATACAGCATGGCCACATGACCGGACAAACTCATGGCCTCGCCATTCTGCGTCACGTACACGCCCAACGGCCTTCCGATGTCACCTTGCGACACTCTAAGCCGCTGTTCCGCATACGCACCAGGCGCAATGTCAACCGTTATTGTCTGTCTTTCCATCCGCCAGCCTCCTTTCCAGTTCCGCCACCTTGCGTTCCAGCTGGTCTACCTTAGCGCACAGCAGACCGATATAATCCAAAGTTTTGTATCCGTTTGCGTCCTCGCCGACCAGATACGGCGCGGCCTGCTCCACATCCTGAGCGATATAACCGATATGCTGAAGCTTATCCTTCTCGCCGTCCACATCCTGCCGCCAGCGGAACGCTACCGCCCGGATGCCGGACAGGTCAGGAGCCTTGCCGATGATCGTTTTCAGGCGTTTGTCGGAATTCTGAGTCAGGGTTCCGGCAATGGTAACACTCCCCACCCAGTTGACCGTCAGGATATTTCTACGCGCATTCTGAGTGCCATTGCCGATCACAACAACATAAGCGTCTGTAGTATCTTCGACATTGCAAACACCAAGTGCGAGCTGATTATTTACCGCCGCGATTACCGAGTGACCCAAAGCAACAGACTGATTTCCGGAGGCAATGTTCCCAACACCTACCGCAAAGGCACACTCTCCTGTAGCTTTATTGTTGTTGCCCATGGCAACAGAGTTATCTCCGGACGCAGTATTGACAGAGTTGCACGCAAAAGCGTGGAATCCGGATGCTGTATTGGATGAACCTATCGCGCAAGCTCCTGTTTTTGTTGCTTTGTTATTGCCACCAAGCGCGATGCTTTCTAATCCGCTCGCTTCGTTCTTGTCACCAACTGCTAACGCGCCATAATTTGATGCCGTGTTAAGTTTTCCGACAGCAAGGCTAAAATTCCCGACAACAGAGTTCGCGGCTCTCGCGCCAAGCGTGTAATATGGATTTATGGCAGTATTACCATTTTCATCAATGCCGCTTCCAATCCCGAGGTGAACCATCTCTTGATCGAGATACATAATGTCGAACGAGTCACCATCAATTTTGGCGTAATAATCACGCTTCACATTGCCCAGAATCTGGATTCCGTCAAAATCCATTCCTGTCTGCCATGTGCGCCCGCCGTCATACGAGAAGCCCAATCCATAATTGGTTCCGTCATACTTGCCGAGCCGGATCATCCTCCGGCTGTTGTTGGGATCGACAATCGTGATGTTTGCGGCATCCCAATAGAATTGAGCGTCTCCAAAGATTTCAACCGATGCCGTCTTGAGCTGGCCTGTCGCGATGAAGTCCGCCACGAACTCGCCGTTGATGTTCCACGCTGTCGAGTATGTTCCGGTGTATCCGGTTTTGGAAAACGCGATCCCGGCATTATTCATCCGGATGACCTTGACCGCCGTCTGGATGTCATCGGTGTCCATGATCAGGATTTCATCCGGCTCGCCATCATCGTTGGTGTCGTGCATGATGACATAGCCGCCCGCATTGCCTGTGATGACCTCCGCAACGCTCTTTGCAATGGTCGCGGCAGATCGGTTAGCCTTTGCCGCCGCCTTATCTACGGTTTCGTCCTCGATCTTTGCGATTGTGGATGCAATACTGTTCCGAGCTGTGCCAAGCTCGACTTCTTTGTATCTCTCACGCAGAACATCCCACACCGTCCGGATGCATTTTGCGGATGCAGATACGCCGAGTTTGTCATTGTAGACCGACACCGTGTCGCACAGATCCACACGATCCTGGAGCGTATCCAGCTGGACGAAATTGAGCGTGATATTCTTGCTATTCGTTCCGAGCGTGTGCTGATTGATATAGCTCTGCGCCCGGTTCCGAAGCTGGGCCTGTGTCGGCGCTTCTTGGAATTCATCCGACAGATCGAGCGTCAGAACCTTGACATATGTAAAAGTCCCCGGAACCGGAAGCACCTGCTCCGGAAGCGTTACAATCACGCCGGTCTCTTCGTTGTAATAGTACGGATAAACTGCTGTATAAACCTTGTCTTCCTCAACGTGCTTGAGATCGGTCAGGTTCTTTCCGTACCGGATCGTGACTCCCCGATCTGTTCCCCTGGCCCCCAACAGCTCGCATTGATAGCCGTCATAATGCCATTCGCCGCCGAAAACATCGATCAGGCTCCCATGGATGCCGCCCATGATCGCCCGTGTGCTGACCGGATGCGAGATGGTCAGTGTAGACGCGCTCGACATATCAGAGCTGAACGAGAACGGGCAGGAAGTCGGATAGATGTTTCCGGACTGCGTCAGACTGACAAGCGCGGTCTGGAGGCCCGGAGCCACAAACGGCTTGCTTGTGAACCCGGATAGATCATAGCTGATGTGTTGCGCATTGATCTTAACAACGCCATTGAGCGGCTTGCTGATGCTGTACACCCGGAAGGGCTGAGGATCGTCCGTGAAATTCGGCTTTGCAACGATCAGCGACCGGAGCGCAATATCCGCATAATGAGCGCCGCTGATCGGATATTCCATTTCAAGCTCATAAGAGCCGTTGCGGTTTTCCTCGACATCGCACCGGATCGCGTCCTTCAGGATGCCGATCCCCATGCTCGCCCACGATGTAGCACCGCTGGGAAACAATTTTGGATACATTCCCGCCCTCCTTTCTCAAATCTCAAACCAGTTCGGAACGACTTCAACCGATGCGATCCGGCCCGTGAAGCTGATTCCGTTTTCTCCGCTGTCCAGTACTGCAAATTCGCTGGTGCTGGATGTCACAATGCTGTTGCGATTGATTCCGTTGCTGTCGTAGCAGTTCATTTCATCGCAATCGATATAGAGGACTGACGGAACGGAGCTGATCGTGAAAACAGTCCCGTTGACCGTGACCGTGCCGGAACCAGATCCAGAGGATTTTGTGATTTTGATAAGCGGTCT